GAGCGAGTCCTCCCTCGCTTTCGGCAATTACGATAAGCACATCTTGTATAATGTGCGGGCAGTCTGTAGCGTTCTCAAACTCCTTCTGGCAGATCGGGCAGCGGCCCCTGTAAGTACGCACATTACTCGGCCTAACGTAGCTCCACCCCAAGAGCTTGAGCCTAGTAATGTAGACAACGCACCGCTCCTTAGTGGTCATAGCCTCCCTGCTATCCGCCACACATCGCTCCAGTAGTGGGGACAGAGCGAAGTATTATTCATAGGCTCCTCGCAAATAGGGCATACCTTACCAGTGTACCCACGCAAATCGTCGTAATGACCCTCACCAGCCAGCGTGAGCCGAGCCAGAAACACGACGCACCGCTCCTTAGTGGTCACTTCAGTAAATGCCGAGGTCGTCTAAGACCCGGCTAGTGTTGAGCCTGTTGCGGATACGGCTGAGCAGCGCCACAGTGGAGGCACTAGCGTCGAGGTCGTAGGACTTAACGCCAGTGGCAACAGTTTCAATCCAGCAACGACCGCCACTCTGGACGACTTTATATGGTAGAGCTTTCATCACTTCACCCATCCAGAGGAGGTTGGGAGATAGCTGTCGTTGTCCTGCTGCTCAACGTACTGGGCAGCGGTGAGTATCTCAAAGTTGATGGTGTAGTCCACATCGTAGTTGGACTCACGGACCGGGATGAAATCCTCTTGTGTCACCCTCATACCACGGCGGATTGAAGGGTGCTCGCTATCGGTGACGATGAATGTATAACCAAGGCTGAACTCCTCACGAGTCCGGCGTTCCAGGGTCAGGCCATTGAGCGGCTTTAACGTAACTTCGTAATTGTACTGGTTCATTGCTTTCGCTCCACAGTAAGGGGTTGTAACTATCCCGAATTTGGTCGGGGTCGAGGTCGGAGCATGGCACAGCGGGAAAATTTTGTCAAGTTTGCCATAACTAAGCAAACATTTAGAGAAGATAGTTATTTGCATAGTTATCCAATGACTAAATGAAGGCTCTGGAACTCGTTGGTGAGACTGGGTTACAGCTAACTATGCATAGATTTAGAGAAGATAGTCATGTTTTTTTAAGTATACACGGGCTACGGCGCTTATAGTTGAGCTAACTATGCATATAATTAATATAAAAGACAAAAATAACGCCTGTATACTTTTATTTTAGTCTCTATTCTATCTATTCTCTCTAAACCTATGTATAGTTTAACCTCACCTCCCTGGTATATCAGTGACTTAGCCCTTATGGCTGTAAAGTTATATGAATACTTGGTAATAACTATCTTCTCTAAGAGTGTGCATAGTTTAGTGTATTATGTATGTATAACAACGTGTTGTGGCTTCTCTAAATGTGTGCATACTTAGACCTTTACAGTAACCTCCTAGTAATTAGGGCCACTAAACGGCGATCTCTGACCTCCCGACGTATGGCTTGCTTGCGAGCCGAAGAAAAGAAGAGGTCGGGGCCGAAGCCCCTTCCCTTTAGTCTCTGATCTTGTTATATTCCCAGTTGTAATGCCACTGGTCTGGGCCGGGATTAGTGTAGACGGTACGTTTTATTAGTTTCCAGCCGTTTTTCATATCTACGATTACTATGACGTTCATTGCTTTGTCCTTAAAAGAGCGGGCGGCGCACGATGCGCCGCCCTAGGTGTTAGCAGCCGGGCCAGTAGGTCACAACAATAGGCTCACCTGCCCGTTGACGGGTGAATAGGGAGTAGAGTCGAATCATCACCTCGTTCCATGTGCGCAAGACCTCGATGCGGTCCGGCTCACCTTCGATATGCCAATGGATTTCGTATTCCATGAGCGTTCCTTTCAAAAGAGAAGAAAGTGAGGCGACGCTCCTTAACGCCGCCTCGTAGGTTAGACTAGCTCATCGCTTTCATGAAAGCAGCCAATGCGGCTTTTTCCCCAACGACAGCCTCACGCTTGTGAGCCTTCGATGGTGCTTTACCTTCAGTGCGCGTTCCGATTGTCACGTTACCTTTGCGGCTAATCCAGCAATTCAAACCCGCTTTCTCAGACGTTTCTACGAGCGCCAGCACCTGAGCCGGTGAACGCTTGACGAACGCTTCTTCGTCAATGAACGCCGTAGTGTACGGCGAGAGGTCAAGCTTGAGCTTGGTAGCGAACGCAACCAAGCCTCGAACGGCCGTGAAGCCCTCCGCGTCGGTCATGTTAATTGCCGAACCATTGGCAGTCTCTACGAGTCGAGCGGAGCATTTACCCATCATCGCGCCGGTTTTCGAGTTGGAGAGATGATAGGTGACTTTAGGCTTTAAGATAGTCATGGTCTTATGTCCTTTCATGGACACAGTAGTCCGCCGACCGGACCGGAATAGTCCGGTCTTTAGCGGTAACAACGAACGAGGGTTCCGGCTTGCAACACGAAGGGTTTGATGCCCACTTTGTCACGCTGCCCTCAGTGAGACTACTTGTCTCGGGCTGCCCCTCCGTCCGGGCTGGTCTCGTTTCGATGACTTCATTAAACCTCATCCCTAACATTTACGCAAGTTTCAAGCGTTACCTTGCTTCTCATAAGCTATTGAAGCCGTTGATATAAACTCCAGGTATCCTTGACTCGGACGCGAAGGGGGGCGGCACATGGCTTAGGAAATCTGACCTGCCCCCCAAAGGGGTATTCCTCTCACTGCGAGACCTCCTAAACCAAATGTACCCCTTTTGTTCTTTTCGTACTTATTTACTTGACTCCCCCCGCGCATCCACCTAGGCTTTACACCAATGGATACTTTACCTCTCAAATACCACATATGGTCAGACCGGCTGGCTATGGATATTGCCCTCGCCCTTGAAGGTAGCGGGGAGACCGTGGCTGATATTTTGGCGCGGCATAATATTCTGCTCTTTGATCTTGAGCGCTTCAACGCTGACAGCGTATTTGTCAAGAAAGTCGGTCACCTGCGCGACGAGGTCCGGGATAAGGGTATGACGTTCCGTCTTAAGGCGAAGGCCCAGGCGGAAGAACTCCTCACAACTAGTTGGACGCTAATCCACAGTAATGAGGTGAGTCCGGCAGTTAAGGCTGATCTTATCAAGTCCACTGTCAAGTGGGCCGGGCTTGAGCCTAAGGTGGACTCAGTAGTGGACGGCTCCGCTGGCGGTGTTACCATCCAGATTAACATGGGCTCTCAGACATTACCGGGGATAAAGAATGTACCTACGGTCATAGAGGGGACCGTGGAGTGATTACCCCAGCGGGATCAACAGAAAGGGATGCCCCCTTACCGCCCGCGTCGATGGGGTATGGGAGGGCTGCAGCTTAGCGTAGGGGTTCCCCGCCCCTTGTCACAGCGCCGAGCGCAGCCCTCCCCGTTTCTAGTTAAGGAGAAGTTCATGGAATACATCGTCGTAGCTGCCTTCATTAGTCTTATGATCGGTGGGGGCTTTTGGGCTTATCGCGGCTACAAATGCGACCACAGCGAGGGATGTGGCTGCTGGATTAGCTATCCAGGGGTTGACACAACGACAAGCGGCTTAAATGCGTAGCGAGTTCAACACGTGGTACAAGGGGTTTCCTACTCGTATATTTACCTCGGTCCAGACGGCTGAGGCGTTTGCGGTGCGATTGCGTAAAGCTGAGGTGTCCTACCGCACGAAGATTATTTTGGTGCGTAATAGGCCGCCGACCATAGCGGTCATGTTCGTAGAGGGACGATGACAGTTGTAGAGTTTCCCACTGGTGCTTGATATTAATTATACCCCGCCGCCTACGGGCGAGGCGTTTATGCTTAGTAATGCCAATATGCGGGTGCTCATGGGGCCGGTAGGCAGCGGCAAGAGCGTTACATGCAGCTTCGAGATTATTCGGCGGGCTTCAATGCAGGAGCCGGATAAGAATGGAATACGCCGGACAAGAGCAGCTGTTGTTAGGGAGACGGCACGGCAACTGGCTGATACCACAATTAAGACGTTTCTTGATTGGTTTCCGCCTGGGGTCTGCGGCCGATACATGCGTACGTCTAAAACATATTTCTTCAGAGTTGGAGATGTCGAATGCGAGGTTATGTTCAGAGCCCTCGATGACGCGGACGATGTCGCCAACCTTAACTCGTTAGAGCTTTCGTTTACGTGGTTTAACGAATGTCGCGACATCCACCCGGAGATCATAGACGCTATGTCCAAGCGTGTTGGGCGCTTCCCCTCCAAGAAGGATGGGGGGCCGACGTGGCACGGGATGTGGGGGGATACGAACCCGCCGACAATGGACAGCTGGTGGTATTACCAGATGGAGCACATCGATCCTAAGGATGGGGTCAGTCGCAATGATAACGGCTGGGACGTGTTCAAGCAGCCGAGTGGCCGGGGGGAATTTGCGGAGAATATAACTAATTTACCGGATGATTATTATGACATTCAAGGTCGCAGCGAGGAATATGTCCGCGTCTACATCGATGGGGACTACGGGCTTAGCTCAGCTGGGCAGCCTGTGTATAAGGCTTTTCGCCCTGATTATCATATGGCCGACAGCCGCCTGTCTCCTATTATCAACGGTGTTCATCCTCTCATTATCGGGATGGATTTGGGACTTACGCCTGCGGCCGTTATAGGACAGCTTGATGCGCGAGGCAGGGCGCTAATTTTTGGTGAGGCTGTGGCCTTTGGGATGGGAGTCCAGCGTTTCGTCCGGACGGTACTTAAGCCGTTGCTGTTCGAGAGGTTCTCCGGAGCTAACATTATCATCGTGGTTGATCCGGCTGGTGTGCAGCGGGCGCAGACTGATGAGCGCAGTGCTATTGATATCATCAGAGCCGAGGGGCTTAAGGTCATTGCGGCAAGGACAAATAACATTACGCCGCGTGTGGGCGCGGTGGATGACTTTCTCATGCGCCATGCGGACGGTGACAGTGCATTTCTCATGGACCCCAGCTGTGTGGCGCTCAAGGCGGCAATGATGGGTGGATACCGGTTCCATCCGAAAACGGGAGCTATTGACAAGAATAAACACTCGCACGTTGCAGAGGCACTTCAATATCTCATGCTCCATATAGCTTCCATCAGCGGCGGCATCATTTTTACGCAGCGCAGGGAGATTAAGCGTATGCCTAGTTTAGGGTGGACATAGTCAGCAACTAGTGCCATGTAGTGTATTGTTAGTTACCTCCCTGTTGATTGATTCACCCCCGGTGTAAAAACCGGGGGTCTTTTGTATTGCACAACGAGTTTCCGTGGGGTATAGGTGTAGTATGCCTATAGTCGTAACACCGCAGGGGACAAAGAAATTCCCATATACTAAGGCCGGGATCGCTGCGGCTGCGAGGGCTTCGCGTGAGTTACCCAAGTCTCGGTCTGCTACTGTCGGTGAGTTTCAGGTTGGCACAGGCCCTGGATTCCACCCCAAGACGTATCACCCGAACAGTAAAGGGACGAACACCTGATGGCCCACCGTAAATATACGAACCAGTCACCTGGTATGTCGCGTAAGCCTGTTCGTAAGGGAGCACCTCTTGATCTGGGGCCTCCGATGAGAGAGTGGGGAGAAGTTGCTCAGAGGAATTTAGCCTCTTCTCGCCGAGCTTATTCTGATTATATATCTAGTCTCCCTTATGCCAATACTCCGGGATACGTAGGTAAAGCTGCACACGGGCGACTTGTTCAGGGAAATAAAAAGGCGCGGGCATTGCGTGCAGAGATAGAATATTGGGAAGATCAAGCGGCTGGGGCTCCTGCCCGCTCGGGGCTCTATGATAAGTAGCAATAGCGCCAAAACTGCGTTGGAGAAGTTGAAAAATAATGGCAGGTCTTAACTTCCTTCGCGTCATCGACAACCAGACTCTCGTCGCGCAAGAGAAAGAAGAAGCGCGCCGGGAGATGGAGCAGCGGCAGGCTGTGCCGCTGCTGCGCGGAATGTCTGGGTTCCTCCGGTCTGCGTTTGATGCGGCGAAGCAGGCTAAGGACCCCATTGAGCGTGCTATGCTCAAAGCTATGCGCCAGCGTAATGGTGAGTATGAGCCGGATAAACTTGTTAGCATCCAGCAGCAGGGCGGCTCTGAGATTTACATGATGATTACTGAGGTGAAGTGCCGCGCTGCTGAGAGCTGGCTGCGGGATATCCTCATGGACACGGGTACACCGCCGTGGGATATTCGGCCCACGCCTGATCCGGATTTACCGGAAGCCCAAGATGATGAGATTACTCAGGCGCTGGGTGAGAAGGTGACAGGGATGATTGAGAGCCTCGGTCGCGCTCCCTCTGCATCTGAGACGAGGCAGCTGAAAGAGGTCGTGGCGCAGGAGCTTAGGTTCCAGGTTCTCCAGGAGGCGAAGGCGCGGACGGAGCGGATGCGGATTAAGATTGCCGACCAGTTCGCGGAGGGTGGGTGGTCCGTAGCGTTCAACGAGTTCCTCACTGATTTGGTGACATTCCCGGCGGCTATTATTAAAGGGCCTATCGTGCGCCGCCAGCGCAAGTTGTCGTGGAGCACGGATGCGGAAGGTAAGACTATAGCTGTGGCCGATGAGGTGTTGGCTCCGGAGTTCGAGCGGGTTGATCCGTTTCGCTTCTACCCCGAACCTGGGATATCTAAGCTTTCGGATGGGTATATTTTTCACCACCACCCCCTTACGCGCATGGCCCTCTCTGATTTAATCGGCGTGCCTGGGTATGATGATGAGGCTATTCGTTCGGTGCTAGACGTGGGGAACTCTGCGAGCTGGATTAGCTCGTTCGCTGAGTCAGAGAAAGAGGACCTCGAACGTAAGCACAGCACGGAGCAGCGCCCGACCGCAATCTTCGATGCTCTGGAATTTTGGGGTAAGATCAGCGGTAAGATGCTCCTTGAGTGGGGGCTCACTGAAGAAGAGATCGGAGACTCCGCCAAGGAGTACGATGCTAATGTGTGGCTCGTTGGGGACTACGTCATTAAGGCAACGCTTAATTATGACCCGCTTGGAGAGAAGCCCTATGCAGTAACTTCCTTCATCCGCAGTCCCGGCGCATTTTGGGGTAAGGGCATCCCTGAGATTATTTCCGACGTGCAGAGTGTTTGTAATGCAGCGGCTCGGTCGCTCGTCAATAATATGGGTATTGCTTCCGGTCCCCAGGTTGAGGTGAACTTAGAACGCATTCCACCTAACGAGGACATTACCCAGATGCACCCGTGGCGCATCTGGCAAGTGCTCAATGATCCGCTCGGCGGCTCAGCGCCTGCGGTCCGGTTCAACCAGCCGAATGATAACTCCTCCGCACTCATGGCGGTATATCAGCAGTTCAGTAAACTTGCTGATGATCACAGCGGTATCCCCTCTTATATCTACGGTGATCTTAATGTGCAGGGCGCTGGACGCACGGCGTCTGGGTTGAGTATGTTGATGGGATCGGCGGGTAAGAGTATTCGCCAGGTGGTGATGTATATTGACGCAGACGTTATAAAACCTGTTGTACACCGTCAGTTCGTGTATAACATGCGCTATGATGACGATGAGAGTATCAAGGGTGACGCCCAGATCGTACCCCGTGGCGCAATTAACTTGGCGGTTAAAGATACCGTCAATACGCGCCGTGTTGAGTTCTTGCAGGCAACTGCTAATGAGTTCGATATGGAGATCATGGGCCGCGAAGGTAGGGCAGCTATTCTTCGGGAAGTTGCTAAGGGACTTCAGATGCCGGAAGATGAGGTCGTGCCTTCCCGTGAGAAAGCCGCACTCGACCAGTTTACTTCTGCACCACAAGGGCAGGGTTCTGTTCCTGCGCCGCAGACGCTTGATGCGGCCGGTAACCCAGCCGGTGGTGAGAACATTGTCGCTAACCAGAACACGGGTAGGGCAGTATGATCCAGCCTAGCCCAGATGTTATAAAGTCTTTTGCGCATATTGCGCAGAATGTGCCACGCGTGGCGGCGTATTTAGCAGAGTGGGAAGCTCATGAGCTAACGCGCCTACCTCTCGTGGCGAGAGAGACCCAGCAGCTTGCTTCGGGGCGTTGCCAGGTTCTCCAGGAGTTGAATAAACTCCTTAGTGATGCTCCGAATATAAAGGCACCGTAATGGATAGCCTCTTACTAACCACGCATACCGATAGGAGCGTATAATGACAGTTCCCGAGCAAGTTCGTAAGCAGACTGAGGCTGTGCAAGCCCTGTATAAAGACCTTAACTCCGATTCCGCGTCGTCTACGATTGATGAAGCGCCGGAGTCCCAGGCTACTATTCAGGGAGTTGAGCCTAGCGTCAGCGCTGACGAGGTTGCGCCGCCAGTGTCCGACGAGCCGGACAATGGTGCCCAGGAAGAGACCTTTGAACAGAAGTATCGGACTTTGCAGGGCATGTACAACTCTGATGTTCCGCGCCTTACTCAAGAAAATAGGGCGATGAGCGAACGTGTACAGCAGTTGGAGAATCTAGTTTCCACTGTACAGGCTGCGCCTATGCCTGTACCTGCAGCCGAGGCCACAGCACCGGTGAGTTTACTTACTGATGATGAGGTGGAGGAGTATGGTGAGTCTATCGACATTATGCGCAAGGTCAGTCGTGAGATTGCTGGTGAGTTCCAGCAGAAAATTACTGATCTCGGGGCGCAGGTTGCTGCGTTACAGGGGGACGTTATCCCCCGTGTTGAGCAACTTGCATCACAGCAGGCGCGTAGCTCCGAACAGCTGTTCTGGTCTCAACTTATGAAGGCCGCGCCCGATTGGCGGGAAGTTAATGATAGTCCGGACTTCCAGTCCTGGTTGTTAGAGATTGACCCTCTTTCCGGCGTTACGCGGCAGTCCTATCTGGAGAATGCTCAACAGAATATGGACTGGCAGCGTGTGGCTGAGTTCTTTAATTCCTGGCAAACCCTAACTGGAACTGCCCTAGCTCAGCCTAACCGGGCTGCCTCTGAGCTTGAGAAGCAGGTCACTCCTGGTAAGGGGCGTGCATCTAGTACGTCCACTACGGGGGGAAAGAGGACCTATACTCCGAAGGACATCGCAGATTTCTTCACTAATGTCCAGAAGGGTAAATTTCAGGGTAAGGAGAAAGAACGGAACACTATCGAGCGCGACATTTTCGCCGCACAGGCGGAGGGGCGCATCATCCATGCGTAGTTTGTAAAGGAGCCATCTTATGGCATTCGCAGTATCTCCCGGCCATCCGGCCTATACGGGCAACTTCATCCCAGAACTCTGGGCGGGGAAGCTCATCGAAAATTTCTATGACGCGACGGTGCTTGCGGTCATTGCTAACACCGACTATGAGGGCTCGATCAAAGCCTTCGGTGATACGGTGAACATCCGGACAACTCCGGACATCACCATCCGCAATTACGTCAAGGGACAGACGCTCATCGTGGAAAACCCCGACAAGCCAAAAATTCAACTTCTCATCGATAAGGGTAAGTATTTCTCCTGCGTCGAGGATGATGTTGACCAGGTTCAGTCGGATATCAAAATGATGGATATGTGGTCTAAGGACGCTTCTGAGCAGATGAAGATTGTGGTCGATCAGGACGTTCTTTCCAACATTGCTACGGATATTCCGACTGCTAATAAGGGTCTCACCGCTGGTGAGCAGACCTTGGCGATTGACCTCGGCGTGGCGGGCACTCCCAACGCTCTGACGACGAGTAACGTCCTGGCCGAGATCATTAACCACGGTACGGTCCTTGACGAAGCCAATGTTCCTGAGCAGGATCGCTGGATGCTTATCCCCGCCAAGATGGCTGGGCTTATCAAACAGTCCGATCTCAAGGATGCGTCCATTACCGGCGACGGCTCGTCCCCGCTGCGTAATGGTCGCCTTGGTATGATTGATCGCTTCATGCTCTATGTGTCGCACAATCTGCCGTTGTCGGCTACCGGTCCCGGCGGTGAGTTCACCATCTTCTCCGGTCATAAGAAGGGGCTTACGTTCGCCTCCCAGATGACCAACATGGAGACTCTCCGTGCGGAGAGCACTTTTGGTGACATCATTCGTGGTCTGCAGGTTTACGGCTACAAAGTCGTAAAGGGCGAAGCCCTGACTGCTGGCATCATCACCATCGCATAGCCTAAGGAGAATAATGCTATGACTACTTTTACAGATACCTTCGGGTATGCTAAAGGCACGGCGGCTCCGAGCGATAAGGCGCGGAATCGCATTCGTGTCGAGCAGGTGGTGATGGATTTCGCTCTCATCACTGCGGCGCGTTCTGCTGCCGGTGCTACGGCGTTGGGTGCGGGCGATATCCTGCAAGCACTCCATGTGCCTGCAAATACGTTCGTCATTTCTGCTGGGCTCAATGTCCTCACGGCAGAGGGCGGTACTCAGACGTTCGATCTAGGTGATGGTACCGATCCCGATGGTTACCTTGACGGTGTAGACGGTAATGCCGTTGCTGGCTTTGGCCCGGCGCATGTTTTGACGGAGGGCACACCCAACGTCATCATTGGTCTCGGTAAGGGTAAATACTATAGCTCTGCCGACACGATTGACCTGGTTCAGGTTAATGCGTGTGACACTGCGAAAGTGGTTGTCTGGGCCATCATGTGTGATGTTTCCGGTGATGGCGTTGTAGACGCCGCCTAGGATTGGGGGGACTAGTTTTGTGCTAGTCCCCTCGCTCTTTTAATTTAAGGAGCCTGTTATGTCGAATTTGGCTATTCCGGGCCGTTGGCTTCGTCATAAGTTGGACGGCACAATTTATTCGTATAACGCAAATCTTGCCCCAAATCCTGCTGTTGAAGAGGTCTCAGAGGAAGTTGCGTTCCCAGAGAAGTTTCTCCCGGCGAAGCAGAAGGGCCGTAAATCAAAGATCGATATGTCTGTTGGTGACGATGTGAAGCCTTCCAAGGGTAAGAAGATTAAGGTTGCAGTACGGGCTGACGCATTACGGGGATTGCCTAAGTGACCCTTGATGACGTTATTACCGAGGTTAGGCGGATCGTACAGGATACGACGGCGACCTTTCGGTATTCTGATACGTTTATGCTTGGCCTATGTAATCAGGGGCTGAAGCGGATACAGCTTCTTCGGCCTGATTTGTTTGCTAATGTCACCACACTAACCTGTGTGGCTGGCGAGGTCTTGCAGACTATGCCTAGCGATTCTCTTCGTATTATTGAGGTGTACTCTGTTGTGGGGGGTGCGCGGCTTGTTGAGGTGTCTCGTGAAGTGCTTGATCAGACCGTGCCTAACTGGCCTAATGATACGGCTGCGGCGGCGATAAACTGGATGCGCCATGTGCGCAACCCTAATAAGTTTTTCATTTACCCCCAGGCCCCTTCAGCCCAGAATCTAGATATTGAGTATTCTCAGGTTCCAATTTCATACACAGGAGCAGCTACGGTGCTGCTTTTATCAGACGCCTATTTCCCAGTTATGGTGGATATAGTGGTGTTCCTTGTTGAGTCTGTAGATGATGAGCATGTCGATAGTGGACGTGCTAAGATGTTCAAGGAGTCCTATTTGCAGATGTTGGGGGCTAATTTGGCGTCTCGTGCGCTTACTGATGCAGAGGACGCTGGGTTAGCGGAACTCAAGGTGGAGGTCGTTTAATGGCTATTCGGCTGTTTTCCGATCTTGTTAACCGCTTAGCGTCTAGTGCGCCGGGTTGTCCGCAGCCTGTTATTATTTCGCATATTCGGGATGCCGCGATTGAGGCAACTGCTCGCACGCTTGCGTGGAGGTATGAGCAGCCGGATATTAGGCTAACGCAAGGCGTGGTGGATTACGCATTTAGTGTTCCGTCCAGCACTGAAGTCCACGCTATTATTACGGTATCCTCTAATGGGTTAGCTATTCAGCCAGTGACACTTGAGTTTGTTCATTATAGATACCCGAAATATCCGGACCCCACTGTAAGTGAGCAGGGGTCTCCACAATTCATAACGTATATTGATCCGGATACGTTCTATGTTGTGCCCCCGCCTGATGCGGATATTACGTATGACATCAAGATGTTTTTAGCGTTGAAGCCGCTTCGAGACTCGACGGGTATGGATAAAACCGTGATGGATGATCTGGAAACAGTTATTATGCACGGTGCCTTGCAGTCCCTACTTGTTCTTCCGGGGCAGCCATGGTCAGATCGTGAGTTAGCTGCGTACCATGCTAAGCAGTACTCGTTCAAGGGTGCAGAGCGCAGGGCACGTATGAACTTGGGGTCTGGACGGGCGACTCTTACTGTGCGCGGAAACCCATTAGCGTAGGGATTGACCATGGCAGATACAATTCAGACAGTTGTTGGAGATGAACTACCTGCCATTCAGCTTGCGCTGACTAACGAGGCGTCCGGTATTGCGTTGGACCTTTCGGCTAGCTCTACGGTTATCACTGTTAAATTTAGACTGGCTGGAACGACTACGACGTTATCCACTATAACCTGCACTAAGCCTGGAGGCGGGTCTGATGGTATAGTTCAATTTGATTTTACTGGGGGCGTTCTCGACGTTACTGCAGGGGCATATGAGGGAGATATTCTAATCTCCTATAATGGGGATATCCACACGGTGTTTGACACACTTAGGTTTCGTGTGCGGGTAGCTGCGTCATGACTAGTAGGGCCGCCATTACGGTAGTAACTGCTATTGCTTTGGTGACCGGGTCTAATATTGCTGTTGCGGAGTCTTATGTAACACCAGTGGCGACAGCTGCGCTTAGTGGGATAGTAGCTGCTGCTACGCTTGTTCCTTCCCATATCTTACCTACGCAGATTGCTACAGTCTCTGATAGCCAGGTATTTGCGGTTGCTACGTCTGTCCTAGAGGTTGTGGTTGCCTCAGACGGAATTACCTATTCTATTGCTCCGAGTTTCGCAGACAGTGTTACGGTAACGGAAGACCTTGTAGCACTCCTTACGACCGTCCAGGCCCTTGGCGATAGCATAATAGCTAGTGAGGCAGCAGTCTTGGCTCTGGCTAACTCACTTGCGGATAGCGTAACAACTAGTGAGGCCACAGTCCTGGCCGTGGCTAACTCACTTGCAGACAGTGTCACGATAACGGAAGACCTCGTGGCAGCCCTTACGACATTCCTACCCCTTGGCGATAGCGTAACAGCCAGTGAGGCAGCAGCCCTGGCCCTGGCTAACTTACTTGCAGACAGTGTCACGATAACGGAAGACCTCGTGGCAGCCCTTACGACATTCCTACCCCTTGGCGATAGCGTAACAGCCAGTGAGGCCTCTGCAGTATCTATAGACTCAGCTTATGCGGACAGCATAACTACTTCCGAGGCAGATACTAAGAGCTACGCAGCGGTTAAGGCAGACAGCGTAACAGCTAGTGAGGCCGCAGCCTTGGCCCTGGCTAACCCACTTGCAGACAGTGTGATGGCTAGTGAGGCTGTGGTTCTGGCCCTGGCTAACTCACTTGCAGACAGTGTTACGGTAACGGAAGACCTTGTAGCACTCCTTACGACATTCCTACCCCTTGGCGATAGCATAATAGCTAGTGAGGCCGCAGCTCTGGCCGTGGCTAACTCACTTGCAGACAGCGTAACAGCCAGTGAGGCAGCAGTCCTAGCTCTGGCCGTGGCTAACTCACTTGCAGACAGCGTAACAGCCAGTGAGGCCTCTGCAGTATCTATAGACCCAGCTTATGCAGACAGCGTAACAGCCAGTGAGGCAGCAGCCTTGGCCGTGGCTAACTCACTTGCAGACAGCGTAACAGCCAGTGAGGCCTTGGTCACCCTGTACGAATATCTTCGCGCCCTCAGTGACTCCGTAACAGCCAGTGAGGCAGCAGCCCTGGCCCTGGCTAACCCACTTGCAGACAGTGTGATGGCTAGTGAGGCTGTGTTTCTGGCCCTGGCTAAATTATGTGCCTGTGCAGACAGCGTAACAGCCAGTGAGGCAGCAGCCTTGGCCGTGGCTAACTCACTTGCAGACAGCGTAACAGCCAGTGAGGCCTCTGCAATATCTATAGACCTAGCTTATGCAGACAGCGTAACAGCCAGTGAGGCAGCAGTCCTAGCTCTGGCCGTGGCTAACTCACTTGCGGACAGTGTGGCGGCCAGTGAGGCAGCAGTCTTGGCTCTGGCTAACTCACTTGCGGATAGCGTAACAACTAGTGAGGCCACAGTCCTGGCCGTGGCTAACTCACTTGCAGACAGTGTCACGATAACGGAAGACCTCGTGGTAGCCCTTACGGCTGTCCAGCCCCTTGGCGATAGCGTAACAGCCAGTGAGGCAGCAGCCCTGGCCCTGGCTGTGGCTAACTCACTTGCGGACAGTGTGGCGGCCAGTGAGGCAGCAGTTCTAGCTCTGGCCGTGGCTAACTCACTTGCGGACAGCGTAACAGCCAGTGAGGCCTCTGCAGTATCTATAGACCTAGCTTATGCAGACAGCGTAACAGCCAGTGAGGCAGCAGTCCTAGCTCTGGCCGTGGCTAACTCACTTGCGGACAGTGTGGCGGCCAGTGAGGCAGCAGTCTTGGCTCTGGCTAACTCACTT